CGACGTTCGTGTTTTTAGCGGTAATATTGCTACAAATTTAGCTACTTCATTTGATAACTTGCGAACAAATAATTATTCTATTGCACTTAATAAAGATAGCTTTGCAAACCAGCTACGAGACAACCCATTACATGCTGCTTTTCACGATTATAAATATCATCTTATCGCAGAAACATTTATGTATGTTTATGATATACGCATTGCAGGTTGGACTAAATATTTTATTAAGACTACATCATATAGCCCAGAGTATTGGGTTTTTGGTAAACTTAGTGGTGACCTTTATATAGCGCAAAAAAACGCAGGCATAGTTGAGAAGATGTACAATGACACATCTTATAGAGGTGAAGAGCTTACTGCATTTTTTGAGACACCTGAAATAGCAGTAGACACGGATGATAAATATTTTTCACAATTGTATATTTATTACGATAAATCAGGCTCAAACACGCTTACATTAGATGCAACAATAAATTCTACACAAAACAAGTCAGCAACAATAACGTATACTGGCGCATTTTATGCTGATGATTACTATAACGAAACTTATTATTTAACGACGGACGACGAAGAAGACTACAGCCTTGTACATATAGATCGCTACGGTAAATGGATGCGATTTAAGATTACTACGCAAACACAGGCAAGTATAAAGGGTTGGAAGTTAGTGGGAAGGGCTATAAGTAACAAAGAATTATGAGTCAATTACAAAAAGATATGCATGAGATAATAGATAAAGCAGAGGCTATAATAGCAACTGGCGAGCCTGTAGTTATGCCTTTAACGCATCGTTTTACCGACGGCATGTACATTCGAGAAATATTTATGCCTGCAGGCACATTACTGACATCTAAAATACACAAAACAAATCATCCTTTTGTAGTTACTAAAGGCAAATGTAAAGTTTTTGACGGCAATAAAATAGAACATATTGAAGGCCCACACACAGGAATAACTGAACCTAATACAAGGCGACTACTATATATAGAAGAAGACACAACATGGCTGACGTTTCATGTAACAAATAAAACTGATGTCGATGAAATAGAAAAAGAGATTATAGAAGATAGAGAAAATAATTTTATTGATAAAGAATTATTAGATGAATTTAACAAAGTAAATCGCCAAAGTAATAAATATATAAATAAAAATAAGGAGGAATTATTATGTCATGGGCAGCAATAGGAGCCGCAGCAGCAGGAGCAGTAATATCTGCATATTCGGCTTCTGAACAACAAAAAGCACAACAAAAAGCATTGGAACAACAAACAGCAGCGCAAGCTGGGCTAAGTCAAGAACAGATGGCACAACAAAAAGAATTAGCTGAAAAACAGTTTGCACAACAATTAGCAATATTAACTGGTACACAAGCAGGTCAAGAAGAAGCTTTAGCGAGAGCGCAAGAAAGAGAATCCTCCGGTATAGCACAATTTTTAGCGGCTACCGAAGGTAAACCACAAGAAGTAGGTCGCTTACAACAAATTATAAGAGAGCAACAATTACCTGAACAACAACAAGCACTGCGTCGTGCTAAATTAGCACAGACTCAAGCAGGCGTAAGAGGTCCAGAGGCAGCATTGTTACAACAAATGCAGGCACGAGAACTTGGTAAGCAATTAGGTTTAGAGGTCGAAAAAATAGGCTTAGAAGAAGCTTTAAGAAAACAAAGATCAAGAGAACAATTTGCTGGTGCACAAGCGTTAGCTGCACAAGCTGCAACATTAAGACCAGTTCAAAAAGTTGATGAAGCAAAAATACAAGAGACAATAGAGGCACAAAAAGGTAAGTTAGCAACAGAGGCCGAAAAAAAAGCTTTGCAAGGTTACTATTCAGTTGAAGGAACTTTAGGTGATAAAAATTTTAGTGGGGATTATTATTTAACGCCTGATGATGAAATACTTATAGATCAAATGAAGGAGATTGGTAAATATGGCCTCTAGAAATCAAGTAAATATACAACAACCATCTATGCAGCCTAGTCGTGATCAAATTACAGCAGACTTTGTTGCAAGCGGCCAACCTATTGAGCAGCCTGGCCCAAACCCGTTATCGCAAATTGCTTCCGGAATATCAGAGGCTGGTATGGGAATCTTAAAAGGTATTGGAGATTTTATTAATACACAAAAAGAAACGCCTGAAGGAAGATATTTACTAACTAACATGCTAGCAGGTATTACAGTTGGGTTAGGAGCTGATCCACAAGTAGGTGCTAACTTAGTACAAGCAGGGCAACGACAGTATGCAATAGGTTTAAAAGAACAGCAGCAAGGTATTGCTTTACAGCAAAAAGCAGAGATTGAGCAGCAAAAAATAGCAGCAGATGCAGAGCAAAAACAAATAGAGCGTGAACAAAAATTATTAGACGATCAACGTAAAAGACAGGAAAAAATTGAAGACGCATTATACTTAGATCGAATTAAAAAAGAGCAAGATCCTGAACAAGCTCGCTTTAATGCAAGAACTGAGGCTTCTCATAAAATTTTAAGTAAATTTGAGACTGAAAAAAATCCATACTACAAAAATACAAAACAATTTGTTTTAGACACTAAAGTTCCATACTTGTTTAAGTCTGACAGATTTAAGCAGATTGAACAGGCACAAAGAGATTTTATAAACGCAGCCTTAAGACGAGAGTCAGGTGCGGCTATTGCAGAATCTGAATTTGAAAATGCACGATTACAATATTTTCCACAACCAGGTGACACCCCAGAAGTTGTAAAGCAAAAGCAAAAAAATAGAGAAATGCAATTTGCAAAAATAGAAGAACTAAAACAGCGTGACCCACTAGGAATTTTATAATGAACTATATTGAGTTTTCACAAAGTATAAAAAGTAAATATCCGCAATATAAAGATGTTGACGATTTAGAGTTAGCAAATAAAATGATTGCTAAATATCCAGAATACTCAGAACAGGTAACGTTTGACGAAAAAATAACAACAGCACCTGAAGAAATAGTACAAAAGCCTACTAGATTAGCTAGTGCAATGCAGGCTATAAAAGGCTTTGGTGGCCCAGAATCGTTTTTAGGTCCAGAAGAGTTAGCGGTTACACCAAGAGAAGCTGTTGCTGGGGTTGCTAAAGTTGCCCCATATGCAGCGTTACCTTTTGCTGCAATAGGTTTAGCTGGGCAGGCTGGAATTACTGGGGTTAGTCGAGTTGTAGAAGGTCTAGCTGAAGAAGAAAGATTGCCAGAAGCACTAAAGGCAGGAGCTATAGCGGCAGGAACTGAATCAGCTATTGGTAGAGCTGTTAAATTAGCAAAACCATTGGCGGCACCAGTTAAAAAACTTACTAAAGAAGCTACGGCATATGCAGGTAATATTTTAAGCTCTGTACCTAGAGAAAGCATAGAGAAAGCTTTGGATAATCCTAAGATTTTAAAAACAAAAGATACTTTTACTAATTTAGGAAACAAAGCAAAAGAAGGTTTGCAAAAGTTATTAAAAGAAAACAGTGCAAGAAAAAAACAAGAAACAAGAATTTTAAAAAAGTCAGAGAAAGAGCTAGATTTAGGAACTTTTGTTAATAGACAAAAAAAACTTATTGAAGCAAAAGCGGGCAAGCAAGATATTTATACTGAGCAAGAGAAAATTGATATCAAAGAAATTTTAGACAGAGTGAAAGGTGAACGCAACCCTGTTGGTCTAAGACAAATTATGGATGAAATTGACTCTACACGTGGATTATATCGAGATCCGATTACAAGAGCTCAAAGAACAGGTAAAGGCGACACTAAATTAAAAGAGATCAGTAGAAAAATAAGATCACGTTTGAAAACAGACATATCAGGAATAGCTGATATAAGAGAGCAATCAAAAGAAGTTATTGAACTTAAAGAGATTCTTGGTAAAAAACTAGCAAAAACAAAAGATGCTGGTAAATTACTTACAAGAAAACAAGACGCTGTTACTACAGAAGCGCTCGAAAAATTAGATGATTTATTGCCTGAAAAAGATAAATTTCTTGATCGTGCACAAAACGTAAGAATTAAAGAACAATTTAGTGAAGTGTTTCCAGGTAGAGGTGGAGGAACAGGTAATGTTGAAGGAATAGCTAATTTGTTACGTGTAGGACTAGGAGTAACAACTGGTGGAGCAACGCTGCCTTTAACTAGTCCTGTAATACAAAGAACAGCTATAAGCGCATTACCTGGTGTAACAACCGCCTTAGAAACAGTGGCAAGACCATTGCCAAAAGTTGCAGCTAAAGCAGTTACACCAATACAACGACAAGAATCAGGATCTTTGCAACCACAATCTTTAGAAGAGATTAAACAAGAAAGGAGAATAAAATAATATGGGAGTACCAACAGCTGGCGACTTTAATAAGTGGGATGGGACTAAGTTTACAAATACTGACTGGGATGACAATGTAGATAAAACAGTTGAGATACTAGCAGCAGGAAATTACGATTTAAATGTAAATCAAGTAACTGCTTCTAATTATGTAGGCATACCGTCTGATCAATTCTCAACTATAACAGCAGGTGAGAACTTAAGTGCAGGTGAT